CTTTTGCTCAAAAACATAATTCATTTGAAGCAGAGGAAGGATGTAACGATGACCTTGCAATGTGTTTGGTACTATTTGCTTGGTTAGTTGCACAAGATTACTTTAAAGAAATGACGGACAATGATGTTCGTAAGAGAATCTATGAAGATCAGAAAAATCAGATAGAACAAGATATGGCACCATTTGGATTTATTTCAGACGGATTTGATGATGGTGAATTTGTAGATAAAGATGGTGATAGATGGACTAAAGCAGGTAATAGTAATGAAACTTGGAATTTGGATGAATATGGTGACAGATCTTATATGTGGGATTATATGTAATGACTCATCCTAACGGTTACACTAGAGAGATGCTCAAGGAGATATTAGGTACTTCTTGGCCTACTATGCCTGAAGATCATGAAACTGGTAATCAGATGAGGAGAAGAAAGGGGCAAGAGATGAGGGATGGTAAGAGACCTTATCCTACATACCCTGCAAAGAAAGTTGGTCCTCAATTTGATGAGAATGGAAAATATATTTACCCACCAGGTTCTGGATTTAATTATATGGAGAGATTAGATCCTAATTCTGAATGGGGTGGTAAAGTATCTTAATGGAGTTTGATGAACAACTTGAATTAGATCATTTATTTTTAAAAGAAAGAAAATGTAGGTCTTGTGGTAAGATTAAAGATCTTATAACTGATTTTTATCTTACTAGAAAAAATAGAAGGAATTCATCAGCATATTCTTATGAATGTAAGTTATGTACTATAAAGAGAATATTAAAAACAAGAAAGGTTAAAGATAAGAAAGTAGATTGGCAATATCCAGATTGGTAATGTTCACGCATCATTTCCCCAGTGAAAACATACTAAACAATAAATAATTTCAGTAATATTCTGAGACTCGGAGAGTAATAAGATGCCTCTAAATTTAGCATCTCCTGGAATTGTCGTAAGAGAGGTTGACCTAACAATCGGTAGAGTAGATCCTGCAAGTGGATCTATCGGAGCGTTAGTCGCACCTTTTGAAAAGGGACCTGTAGATGAACCACAACTCATTGAAAGTGAGGAGGATCTTCTTCAAACCTTTGGACAACCTTATTCAGTAGATAAACATTATGAACATTGGTTAGTAGCATCATCGTATCTAGCATACGGTGGAACAATGCAAGTTGTTCGTGCTGATGACTATACTACACTAACTGGTGTTGGTTTAAAAAATGCTTTTGTTGGTGCAGCAACTAGTATTAGAATTAAGAGTAATACACACTATAACCAATTAGGTTATGATGAGAATACTATTACGAATGTAACAGTTGCAGCAAAGAACCCAGGAACATGGGCAAACGGAATTAAAGTTGCTATTATAGATGGCAAGGCAGATCAAATTTTAACAGTTGCTTCAGGCAATACTACAGTAGTTGGTACTGCTGTTACACAAACTATTGCTAAAACAATTGGTAGTGCAACTGGAACATCAACTTTAGATGGTTATTTAAAAGGCGTTGTAACAGGTAGTACTGACACAACTCTCGAAGTTAAAGTTGTTTCACACGTTTCTGCTGCAGGTACTGAAACTAATGTAGATTACCAACAAAATGGTGTATATACATTTGATGCATCTGGAACAGTTGGACTTACAACAGCAGGTGGAGCAGTAACATTCTCTGGTGCTGATAAAGCATATACTGCACAACAAGATTGGTTTGAGCAACAGGACATTACTTTAAGTGTAGGAAAACTTGAGTGGGATCAATTAGCAGATGCCCCAGGTACTTCAGCATATGCTGCTGCCAGAGGTGGTAGAAATGATGAAGTTCACGTTGTTGTTATTGATGACAAAGGAACTGTAACAGGTAATGCTGGTACAATTCTTGAAAAGCATTTAAATCTTTCTAAAGCAAAAGATGGTGAGTATTCAGTTGGATCTACTTCTTATTGGAGAAAGTATCTAGCAACTAACTCCAAGTACATCTATGGTGGTGGTGCTCCTGCTGGAATTACAACTACAGGATGGAGTACATCTTCATCAAACACTCTTGATGCAGATAGTGGTTGGGATCAAGATGTTGATTCTGTAAACTTTGGTGCTTCTGGTGTAGTTACTGGAACACTTGGAGGTGGTACAAACTACGGTGATAAAACCGATCTTACTACTTCTGGAGCATTACATTCTGGTTTAGATGATATTATTTCAGGTTACACTCTATTTGAAAATACAGAGGAAACTGAAGTTGATTTCATCTTGATGGGATCTGCAAATTATGCTAAAGAAACTGCTCAAGCATTAGCAGAAAAAGTAATTGCTGTTGCAGAAGCAAGAAAGGATGCAGTTGCATTCGTTTCACCTTACAGACAGGCATTCTTGAATGATAGTGCTGCTGGATCTGTAACGGTTAGCAACATAGATCAAATGACAACTAATGTTGTTGGATTCTATGCACCAATATCATCAACAACTTATGGTGTTTTTGATAGCGGTTACAAGTACATGTATGATCGCTTTAATAATGTATTCAGATATATCCCATTAAATGGTGATATTGCTGGAACTTGTGCAAGAACTGATATTGAACAGTTCCCTTGGTTCTCACCTGCAGGTACTGCAAGAGGTCCAATTCTTAATTCAGTAAAACTTATTTACAATCCTGGTAAAAAGCAGAGAGACATTCTATACTCAAATAGAATTAACCCTGTTATTCTATCACCTGGGGCTGGAATCATCCTATTCGGTGATAAGACAGGATTTGGTAAATCATCAGCATTTGATCGTATCAACGTTCGTAGATTATTCATCTACCTTGAAGATGCAATTAAAGCCGCTGCGAAGGATCAACTCTTCGAGTTTAATGATGAACTTACAAGGACAAACTTTGTAAATATCGTTGAACCATTCCTCCGTGATGTACAATCTAAGAGAGGAATCTTCGACTTCGTTGTTGTTTGTGACGAAACAAATAACACAGCAGCAGTTATTGACAACAATGAGTTTGTTGCTGACATATTCATCAAACCAGCACGTTCTATCAACTTCATCGGTCTAACCTTTGTTGCTACCAGAACTGGTGTTGCATTTGAAGAAGTAATCGGTTCCGTTTAATTAAGAGGTTTTAATCAATCATGGCTAGAAATCAAGTCAATCCACCACCACTAAGGACGATTTCAGACTTCAAAAGCAAGCTGACAGGTGGCGGTGCTCGTGCCAATTTGTTCGAGGTTGTTCTAACATTTCCAGATTTAGCACAACCTGCAACCGATGTTCTTGATAAATCAAGATTCTTAGTTAAAGCGGCAAGGTTACCTGCATCAAATATAAGTCCAATTGACGTAGCCTTCAGGGGAAGGATACTTAAAATTGCTGGAGACAGAACATTCGATTCTTGGTCTATAACAGTTATTAACGATACAGACTTTGCAATTAGGTCTGCATTTGAAAACTGGATGAATGTAATCAATCGTCTTTCTGATAATACTGGAGCAGTTAATCCTGCAGATTATCAAGCAGATTGTTATGTTTATCAACTTGACCGTGACGGTCAGGCACTTAGATCTTATAGATTCTTCGATACATTCCCAACACAGGTTGGTCCTATTGAACTTTCATATGAAGCCACAGGAATTCAAGAATTCACTGTTGAGTTACAAGTTCAGTATCTTGAAGTTATTAAAGGAACTAGTCCTGTATCAGGTGGTTCTGATATTAACTAAATAGTGCTATAATAGTAGGAAAACAATTATACTATGGCAAAACTCTTTGGTTTTACAATTGAGGATACCCAGAAAAAATCCGCTTTAATATCCCCCGTCCCTAAAAATAATGAGGATGGGGTTGATAATTATATTGCAAGCGGATTTTATGGTCAGTATGTAGATATTGAAGGAGCGTATCGTTCAGAACATGAATTAATAAAAAGATATAGAGAAATGGCACTTCATCCAGAAGCGGATGGTGCTATTGAAGATGTTGTCAATGAGGCAATAGTTAGTGACCTATATGATTCTCCAGTACAAGTGGAGTTATCAAATTTAAATGCAAGTGAAGGTATAAAGAAAAGAATTCGTGAAGAATTTGCATATTTAAAAGAACTCATGGACTTTGATAAGAAGTGCCATGAGATTTTCCGTAATTGGTATATTGATGGTAGATTATTCTACTTAAAAGTTATTGATCAAAAAAATCCACAAGAAGGTATACAGGATCTTAGATATATTGATCCTATGAAGATTAAATATATTCGTCAAGAAAAGAAACCTAATGGAAGAGATCTAACAACTCTTCAGGTAAATAAGGACGCAGTACCAAACCCAACATTTGATGAGTATTACATTTATACTCATAAACCAAATTATCCATCAGGAATGGTTTCTAGTTCTGGTAAAGGTCAAGTTAAAATTGCTAAAGATTCTATTACCCAATGTACATCTGGTTTAGTAGATAGAAATAAGAATAGAGTTCTTTCATATCTTCATAAAGCAATTAAGGCACTTAATCAACTTAGAATGATTGAGGATAGTCTTGTTATTTACAGATTATCAAGAGCACCAGAAAGAAGAATATTTTATATTGATGTAGGTAATCTACCAAAAGTAAAAGCAGAACAGTACCTAAAAGAGGTAATGTCTCGCTATAGAAATAAGTTAGTTTATGATGCATCCACTGGTGAAGTTAGGGATGACAGGAAATTTATGTCTATGATGGAAGATTTCTGGTTGCCTAGAAGAGAAGGTGGTAGAGGAACTGAGATCACAACACTCCCTGGTGGACAAAACTTAGGAGAACTTGCTGATATTGAGTACTTCCAGAAGAAACTTTATAGAGCATTAGGTGTTCCTGAATCAAGAATCGCTGCTGATGGTGGATTTAATTTAGGTCGTTCATCAGAAATTTTAAGAGATGAACTTAAGTTTGCTAAGTTTGTAGGACGTATGAGAAAGCGTTTTGCATCAATGTTTAATGATATGCTTAAGACACAGTTAATTCTTAAGAATATCGTTACACCTGATGATTGGGATGTGATGGAAGATCATATTCAATATGATTTCTTATACGATAATCAGTTTGCAGAACTTAAAGAAACTGAAATGATGGAAGGAAGGTTAAATTCACTTGCTACAATTGAACCTTATATTGGAAAATATTATTCTACT